TATACATAATTTATTACCTGTAAATGATTCATTTTTTATGTATGATGGTTCATTACCCAGACCACCGTGCAGTGAAAAATATACAGTTATTGTGTATGAAGAAACCGGAAATGTCGGATTAACTAACTTTAATTTAATTAAAAAATATGTTGTAAATAATTCTAGAACAATACAACCAATTGGAACAAGAACCGTATTTTATTCAACAGGTAGTCGTGTAATGAAACAACAATTAGACCAACGCGATATAAAAGTTGATGATAGATTCTTACAATGTGTTCCAAGTAAAGATCCTGTAGACGATGTTGCAATCGCACAAGAAAATACAGTAGAAACTGTAGATGAACGTCCACTTTCTTGTAAATTTGCTAGAAAACTTAAAAACTACTTTTTGCTATTTTTCCTTGTCGTTTTATTTATACTAGCATACTTTGTAATTTTGTATCTCCATAAAACTCAGGGATTTCAAGAAATATTATTAATATTTTTAACAGCTAAGCAACAATCTCAAGTAAAAATGCCTGGATCTGCAGGATCTTGGTATTCTAATCCAAACTGTAGATAAATACATTAATGGAATAGAATATGAAGTTAAGAAAATATTTTTTATTTATAAATTAAATCCACTTGGGTTCATTGGATTATTGCTAGTTCCTTGAGAACTGTATTGACGTTTGGCAGAATAAAGAGCATTAGTTTCTTTATTTAAACAAGTAACTGAGGTATCTTGTTTGCCATCACATCCACAATCAACTAAATTGCTTTGAGCATCTTTAAATTGTCCTGGAGACGTGAAAGAACCTTCACACGATTTAGGTGAATCATTGAAATATCTACGTGGTAAATTAACAAATCCTTCTTTTACTTGTTGATTTTTCATTTCTTGTACACTAACACAAGCATCTGTATCATTGGGTAATCCACATTCTAATAATTCACCGGTTACATATTTTGAATCATTTCTAGCGTAAGAAGTATCGTTGTGTTTAAATTGTTCACTTCCTTCTAAATAAATAGCGAATCGTGATTCAAGTGTATTACGGGAAACTCTAGCTTTGTTTTGTTTTTGTAATTCGTTATTGGGTAAATATAATGAATCACAGAGAGCTAATTCCGAATTATGTGAATTATGTGTTTGATTGGAAACAAGATTATTTTGAACAGATTCTAAAGCGTTATTTTTTCCTTCAACTTCAACATTATTTGGTGCATTGTTTTTTACTTGTTCTTCTTCTTCTGGTTTTGTTTCTTCTTTAGCGTTATTCTTTAATTCAGGTTGTTCTTCTAAGACTTTAGCGTTATTTGCTGCTTTTACTTGTTCTTCAACTTCATTAGAGTTGATTGGGAGAACGGCATTTTCTACAGTGTTTAATGCAGGATTAACGGGTGTGTCTTTTGGCATTTTTAACGCATTTTTAATAACTAAATAGCATACAAATGCACTCCAGAGAGCAACAATGCTAAGAACTTTATGTTTTAACATAACTAATCCAAGAATAGAACCAAATACAACAAGACGTGTAATCACATCATCTCTAAGATTCTTTTTAACGTGATCTGGAAAAAGAGGAACAACGAATTTTTCAATTGCCATTGTGATAGCAACCGCAATTACAACAAATAAAAGAACTCCAATGATATCTTCAAGATTCATACTAATAATTATAGTATTTAAGAAGAAAAGAAAATTGATTATTTTTTAGAATACTTTAGAGATAGTAGTATATTATTACTAGGATTTATTCGCATCACAATATAAAATGGTTGAACGGTTCAATACTGCCATTGGTGCACGCGGATATACAATTATTAAAGATGAACATAAAAGTGAGGATTTAAAATCTCTTCGTAAAGAGTTGTCCGTTAAACCTTTTGTAAACGCTAATTATGCGAATGATACACCACCTTTCTCTATTTACATGGAAAGTAATAGAAAATTGTATTTGCCTAGATATTATGGATTAGAGCATTATGGTTCTCCTTCGCAAGTTATAATTCCAAAAGGTGATCCTGTTAATATTGAGTTTAAAGGAAAATTAAAACCAAATCAATTACCGATTGTAAATGCATTTATGAATGAAGTCAATGGTAAAGAATATGGTGGAGGTATTATTTCGGTTCCATGTGGATATGGTAAGTGTTTAGCGCCCGGAACACCTGTTATTATGTTTAATGGAACAATTAAACCTATTGAACAAATCAAAAAAAATGATTATGTTATGGGTGATGATTCAACACCACGTAAAGTTCTTTCTCTTGGAACAGGTATTGATACTATGTATAAAATTATAGAATGTGACACACGAGGTTATAATTCTTATACAGTAAATAAGAATCATATTATATCCTTAATTAAGTATAATCATGATGATGGTTGTAATATGTATGAAAAAGTAGATATGAATATTGAAGAATATTTAAACCTTCCTATTGAACAAAAAGACTTATATTATGGTTACCGAAGAGTAGTTCAATTTCCACAAAATACCTTAAATATTAACAAATCAAAACTATTCAAGTATGTTAAAAAAACTGGTTTAATTAATGATGAATTTATAATTAATACGCTAGAAATTCGGGCAATTGTATTATCTGCTTTAATTGAAAAATACAACGTATTATTTAAACAGGCACATAATTTTGACGAAAAGATTCAGTATCGTATGTTAGTTCCAAAGAGTAAAGATTATGTTGATCGATTGTTATTGTTAATTCGTTCTTTGGGAATTTCTGTATATGCTAAAAAAATAGATATAGATGATAAATATTCTCTACGTCTATGGGGTAAAAATCTAGAATGTTTAAAAAAAACAGATGGATATTCAATGGTTGATACCTTAAATTCATATATTTCACTTTTCTCAAAAAAAATAAATTATCAAGATTTGATTCCTTATCGTTTTGAAGTTGAACAATTAGACGCAGGAAAGTATCATGGAATTGCAATTGATGGAAATCATCGATTCTTTCTTGGTGATTGTACAGTTACACATAACACAGTTTTAGCATTAAATTTAGCAGCACAAGTAGGTCTAAAAACTATCGTAATTGTTCATAAAGAATTTTTAATGAATCAATGGATTGAACGAATTGAACAATTTCTTCCAGATGCACGTGTTGGTAAAATTCAAGGTTCCACTATTCAAAAAGAAGGACGCGATATTGTATTAGCTATGCTTCAAAGTGTATCAATGATTGATTATGATAAAGATGTTTTTAAAGGTTTTGGTATGGCTATTTTTGATGAATGTCATCATTTGGGTGCAGAGGTTTTTTCAAGATCTCTTATGAAAATTAATTCGCCCTACACATTAGGTTTATCGGCAACACCTAAGCGGACAGATGGACTAACAAAGGTATTTCATTGGTATTTAGGTCCAACTGTTTATTTAATTAAAAAACGCGAGGATAAAAACGTGATGGTTCATTTATATAGATATTATTCTGAACATAAAGCGTATTCAAATGAAGTATTGAATTTTATGGGGAAATTAAATATGGCTCAAATGATTAATAATATAACAGCATTTACACCAAGAATTATGCTTGTATTTGATTGTATTAAAAAACATCTTGCTGAAGGTCGAAAAATTTTAGTGCTTTCTGATCGTAAAAATCATTTAGCAGCAATTAAAGAAACTTTTGAAAATCATGCGTTTTCGCACGAAGATGAGTTTCCCTATACGGTTGGTTATTATTTGGGTGGTATGAAACAAGCAGAATTGGAAAAAACGGAGAAGGACAATGTTATTCTAGGCACATTTGCTATGGCAAGTGAAGGGTTTGATTGTCGTGAACCTTTGGATACAATTATTCTTGCATCTCCTAAGACAAGTATTGAACAAGCAGTTGGTCGTATTTTACGTCAAGAAGAAAAAGATCGAAAATTCATTCCCCTTGTAATTGATATTGTTGATTGTTTTAGCACATTTGAAAGACAAGCTCTTAAACGTATTAAATTTTATAAAACAAATGAATATAAAATTCATGTTTTCAATGAAAAGGGTGAAAGTATTGAAAATATGTATACTAAAAAAAAGAAGAAAAAACCTGAACTTGAACTAGAATTTCAACCGGATAGCGATTAATAATGAGTGAGTGATTAAATCATAATTAATCATTTATTCTACATTTTTTAATAGTTCTACAATTTTTTCAAGAGATATTCTTTTTTTTGGATCTAATTTTAACATAGATTGTATAAGAGCACTTAATGTAATACCAATACCACCCGATTCTACTATATTACCAAAATCCATAACTTCCGTTGATGTAGAATAATCATAAATAAAATTGTTCATTATATCTTTCATTATATATTGTATTTTTTTCCAATAAAATGGAAATGGAGAACTATCATTTTGTATTAAAGAAACAAGTAATACACCTAATCCCCATACAATTTGTTTATCAGAACATTGTACATTTGCTGGATAATTTCTATATTCCCAAGGAGGAAACGTTGTAATACCTTCATTTTCTTTTAAACAAATACTACCAATATCACCAAGTGTAACTTTAAACTGATCTTTATTTAAACACTTATATAATGTATTTGCTAATTTAATATCTGTATAAGGAAATCCCTTTTTATTTAAACAGAGTAAATCATTTGCTAGTTGTTTAATAATTAAAATTTTATTACGTAAACTAATTTTTTTAAGTAATTCAATATTATGTAAAGAATCAGAATATATGTCACAAACTATAATTGGATTTTGAGATGTTTCAAAGCGTTTTGATGCTAAAATATTACAATCAACATTATACTTATCTAATTTTTTAATTACTTTTAATTCATCATCATGCTTGTTATAATATGTTTTTACAGCTACATTATATTTATTTAATACATCAGAGTACTTAAAAACCTGTCCGTAAGTTCCATTACCAAGCAATTTAGTTCTTGATAATATAATAATCTTATTTTGTTTTGTTTTATATTCAATAGTAAAGTTTCCAGGAGAACTTTCTTTAAACTTTAATTTATTGAAATCTATAGTTTTATAATAAGGTGCTGGACACTTTTCAATATTATAGAATGGTCCTGTTTCCTTTACAGACGTTTTTTGTGTTGTTTTAACATCAGTATTTTTTTTTGCAATAGGTAATTGTTTACTTCTTTCCTTATCTAATTCTAATTCAATTTGAGTTATTTTTCTACGATTTAAAACAGTATCCTTAACACAACGATTTGTTTTTGGATTAAAAAGTGGTTTATTAGCGGGACATTTCTTTTTAGAGCGTTGTTTAACCTCTTTATTTTTAACTACATTTATATTTGCTAGTTTTTTACGATTTAGTGCATTATCGGTTACACATCGATTTGTTTGTGGATTATAAAGTGGTTTGTTAGGTGGGCATTTCTTTTTTTGTGTTTTAGATTTTACTACAATATTTTTTTTTCTACTTTGTTTCATTGTTTTTTTACCGGTTGGTTCACAATTTCCTGTTTTAGGATTTTTCCGCATACCATTAGGACAACGATGACGAACCATACTATCTTACACGTATATTATTTAAAAAGAAAATGATTATTATTATTTTGATTTTAAAAACATTCTTTAGTAGTATATACATAATAAGTCAATACCATGACAATAGATGTTGATTTAAGTGAAGTGTTTAAAGAAGCATTTTATTTTTATTTTCAATGTAATCTAGGAAGGGGAGAATTAACAACAAGTCAAACTATTGAAAAACATTCTTATTTTTTATCAACAATACAACATTATTTAGTCGAAAAACAAAAACAAAAAACAAAAACAACTATGAACGATTTATATAAACAATGGATAACAGACCAGGCATTTTTACGAAATAAAATTATTGATATGATAAGAAATGTATATGTTCCTAGAATTGATTCATTAAGCACATTTTTCTTATATCATTATTCTTTTGAAGGTAATATTAAACGTTTTTTATATGTATTTTCTCCATTTGAACAAACATTATGCTATTATGCATCTATTTTAGATAAATCAATTATAACAATTGAAAAATTAGCAAAATATGAATGGGAATTTTCATTTACAGATGAACAATTAAAACAACTAGCTAAAAAAGAAGCAAATCAATTTCCTATTATTTCATCACATATTCCTAGATTTTTAAAAACAATTCAAACAAGAAATGTATTTTGTGATACATACGTTAAAGAATTAAATAAACAAGTTCGTGAAATGATGCGAGAAAAATGGATATACATTCAAAAAAATACATTAGACAAAGATGAAATTATAATAAAAAAAATAGATTTTGTGAAAGACATGTATAAATTATTCACGGAAGACTTACATTTGTATAAACAATATTTTAAAGATGCATACGAGGATTTACTTAAATCATTCCAAAAAGATATTGTATTAAAAAAATATAATTCACATTATGATCTTGAATTAACATTATTAGATGATTTTTTTACCATAGAATGGTGGAAACCTAAGCATAACGTAATTCAACAGAAATGGATATCTTTAGCAACCGAACATTATTCAGAAATTAGTTGGGAATTTGTATCTATACAATATTATGGATTTCTAAAAAATCATTATTACTATTTTACACAAAATCTAGAAGAAGAAATTACGCATAATGAATACTTTCTATTTTTAGAAGAAATCTTTGTAAATATGTTTCCATTTAATACAAAATATATATCAAAATCAATTACTACAATTTTTCATTCATGCATCCATAAATTTATTACGGAATATTGGAAAGAAGACGTTAAAACGTTGTTTTTTAAATACTTAAAACATGTTAGAAAACAACAGATAATTTTGAATTCCCATAAAGTTATTTTGGGTTATTTATTAGAAATTCACAGTAAAGACAGTAATATGAATAGATTATTACAGACTTACAATAGTTTATTACAAAAGAGAATTTTAAACTTATTTTTAAATACATCTCAAAATGGAAATACATATCCCTTACAACATTACATAGAATTTGAACGGATTATGATAGATAAAATTGATGATTTATCAGGTAGTACAACGTGGTTTAATGATAAATCTAAATGGACAAAAATGTTAAATGAACTCCAAGAATCAGAACAATTTACAAATACAATTACACTTATAGATAATAGTTTACAACCATGTGAAGTATTTATTGGAACATATGGATTTTATCCTGATATAGAAAAAACATATGGTATTCATGAAGATCATTACTTATTTCATGAATGGGGTCAAATTGAATCTTTTTATCCAGTATTACATGAAAAAAAGAAACTACAATTGTTATACAACAATAGCACAGCAGAAGTTGAAATAGGTAATGTAACACTATTATGCTCTATGGATGTTGTTGATATTATAATGAAGTGGCAGAAATTATGGGATGAAAATAAATCCATACACGTTCAACATAAGATTGAAAAAAAAATAGTGTACAAATTGATTACGCATGGAATTTTAGAGAGTCGCGATGATGAAATAATAATATGTAATGATGGACTTACAAGTAACAAATTAATTAAACTATTATTTTATAAAAAAAATGATGTTGTTAAGGAGCAAAATCTCACACATATTCATGTTTTTGATGAACTTCAATATTATTTAGTTGCAATCATTAGAGAATGTAAAAAAGAAAAGGAAATAAATATTGATGATTTATGGGTTGCTGTTCAGAAAAGATTAAAAGACAAAATGTCTTTAGAACCATCACAAGATTTATTTAATAAAGCAATTGAAAACGCAATTGAAAATGAATATATAGAACAAAACGATAAAAATATCGTGTATGTTTAACTGTTTAAAATAAAATCATTATAATAATTAAATACAAATATGGCAACTAAAAAT